AAATGAGGCGCGTGATATTTTTATGGCCTCAGTCAACATAATAATCTTGGGCGGAAACCTGACGCGTGATCCCGAGATGCGTTTTACACCTAGCGGCACTGCGGTTGCGGAGTTTGGTGTCGCGGTGAATCGCAAGTGGCGCGATGCCGCAGGCGAACTGAAAGAGGAAGTATCATTCTTTGACTGTGCTGCATTCGGCAAGACCGCAGAAACGATTCAGCAATATCTTGGAAAGGGCAAACCGATACTGATTCAGGGCCGGCTGAAGCTGGAGCAGTGGGATGATCGCGAAACGGGCCGCAAACGGAGCAAGGTCAAGGTTATCGTGGAATCGTTCAATTTTATTGGGGCAGCGGTGCAAGGGGAGCGGCAGGCTCCAGCACGGACAGCGGCGAAGCCTCAGGCGAGCGATAACGATGGCGAGAATGTTCCTGCTGGACCTGCGTCAGAACAAGATGATGTTCCGTTTTGAAAATATGAAAGCTGAGGAACGTTTAGTGAATGCGTTGACAGATAATTTTATTATGTTGTCCAGGGAAGTTGACCCTGATGCTTTTGGTGCAATTTTGTGCGGGGTCATGGCGAATACACTCGGGTATCTGCCGCAAGAATACTTTGATGAGATGATTAAAGTTAGACCGTGCGGGAGGCGAGGATGCAACTGTCACCTCAGCATCCAGATAACCACAACAAAACTATTTCAGGCATTGCGTGATGATTGGTTGGAGAATTGCGAAACTCAGAGCATGTGATGGACAAGCCGACTCTATATCCGTTGCCGGCTCTTGTGGGACCGATACCCGGCGAGCCGATGCGGTTCCATGTTCAGAGCCGGTCCCGTTCTAGCATCAAGCATCTGGTGGACCTGGAGGAGCTTGGATTCCATGGAAATTGTTCGTGTGAGAATTTTAACTTTGAGCATCTGCCGAAGCTTAGACAGGAGCAGCGGGAAGGGAAGCCCATCAAGTATCGGCGCTGTTTCCACATCAAACGAGCGTGGGAATATTACGGAGCCCTCCATGCTCGGTTGCAGGCGCTGGACTACTACAAGATGAGACATGCGAAAGCTTCCTAAAAAGTTTGCACTCTGGAAGCAGATAGAGCTTGCGAAGCAGCCGCAGGCAACAGGGAAGCCTCGCCGCATCCGTCCGGTGTCAAAGCGGCGGCAGCAGGTGCTGAAGATTTACCGGAATCTGAGGAAAGCGTTTCTGGCGGTGAACAAATACTGTGCGGTGTTCGGAGGCGAGAAGGCAACTCAGGTGCATCACGGTCGCGGAAGAATCAGCACGCTGTTAATTGATATGCGCTTTTGGCACGCGGTCAGTCAGCGAGGTCACGAGTGGATAGGGCGGAACCCAGAGGCAGCACGCTGCCATCGCTGGCTTTGTAAGCTTGGGGAATGGAACTCCCCGCCAAATGACGAGACAACCAGAAGGTTAAAGCTGTTAATGTTGAGTGCCTGAGATTATAATGAAGCAACTAGACGATACGGATCGGATGCCGTTCGGAGTGCATCGCGGGTTGCCGATGAGTGACGTTCCTGCCGACTATTTCTTTTGGTTGTGGAACTCAGGAAAGAAGTTCGACAAGACTTGTCCCGTGGCCGACTACATTCGCCGCAACTTGGACGCACTGAAGCTGGAGCATCCCGATGGCATCTGGAGTTGAGCGCAAGAAAAAGGTGCGTCAGGTCTTTGGTCGGCTGCGCGTCGAAGCTGGCGGCGGCAAGTTCAAGGTCGAGTTGCACAAAGATGGATTGTGGGTGCGGCAGTTCAAGGGCCGGAAAACTTACAAGGTGCCGATGAAACGGTTGCTTCTTTTTGTGCTGACAGAAATAATGCCTTGGCCGAACAACGCGCAGACGACAAATGGATCACATGATCCAATTAAACCATGAGAGACATTCCACACGGTAGCCAGAGTTTCATGAAGCGTAACTCACATCTGTTCCCGAAAGAACCGATGCCAGACGGTGAGGGAGTGGAACGCGAATCGGATTTGCACGACGATATTCTTAGGGTGTGTCGGGAGCGGGGCTGGATATGCTTTCATGGTTCAATGGCGCATCGTTCGAGGAGAACATTAGGGGAACCTGATGTTCATTGTCTTTTGCCTAACGGTGTCATTATATTTGTGGAATGCAAACGCAAGAAGTCCAAACTATCTTTGGAACAAGCAGCTATTATGACGGCGATGAAACGCTTAGGACACACATTGCACGTTGTGCAAGACTTGACCGACTTTATGCAGATATGCGCCGCCGCTTTATCGGCAGGAAAATTAGACATGTCACTGTCGTTTCCCAAATCAAATGCAGAGGCAAAAGCCAATACGGAATACCTGCCAGTCGGATCTACGCAAGATTAAGTCGAGGCTGGACTTTGAAAGAAATCATTTTGCATAAAAATCCGATTAAACACGGCTTTGCAAAGTGGGGTCGCAATACTCGAAAAAGGAGATGAAAGAATCACCTCAGACCCCGAAGCACTGGCGGCACGTCACGCTGGTCGAGACAACATCAGGCTTCACAGTTCTGTTGTCATTTACGTATTCCACCATCGGAGCATTGAGCCTGAAAGCGGCTGGCTTCGCATCGGATAGGCAAACAAAGGACCTGCCTCTGGCGGAGGCGATATGGTTCGGGAACAGATTCGATGCATGGATATGCGAACAGGAAGCGGGCAATCACGCACACAGAAAGCTGAAGCGTGGCGCAAAGAGCGTGTGAATCAGCGACGTGCAAACAATCGTAAAGAAACTGCAAATTAGTGTTGACGCGGAGCCTGGAATCAAGGATTGTTGAGGCATGAAAACGATAACGAGGCAACTACAACGAAAACTCAGTCAATGGTCTAAATGTGTGCCGGAAGAAATGGCGAAGATGAGTCCGGCGGCAATCCAATACGCGCTCGCTGACGCAAAGGCGGACATCATCACAATGGCAAAGCTTCTGTGTGAGGCCGGATACCCGAGACGCGGAACGGCGGAAGAAACCCAAAGCATTGACGACTTCTCAGCCAAGGTGCAAGCGCTCATCCCACACGCCGATGCCGTCGAAGTAGCTTTATGAACACTTCCATTCTCTTTACGCTCCGCAAGCTCGGCCTGAATCCGCGTCTAGGTTACAAGGTCAAGGATCAGCAGAACAACGATCTGGCTATCCTGCGGTTCAATCCGATGTTGAGCGAGTGGCTGAACCTGCTGCCGAGTGCGCAGCAATGTTATACCGAAACTGAGGCACTGAACTTCATGTCGGGTCTGGAAGCAGCCGGGGGTCACATCGTGGTGTTTGATTGCTGCTGTTTCGAATGCGCCTCAACTGACCGCAAGAACTTCTGGAAACAGTTCGTGGCGGAGACGGGGCTTGGCATCTCGCACGGCTACTGGCCGGAGTGTGCCGTAAAGATGGACAGGATTTATCGGGAGGCAGTATGAAACCAATCTCCCGTCAACTTCGCTGGAAGCGCAAGCAACGTGCGGCTGGGCTTTGTGTCCAGTGCGGCAAAGCAGCTACAGGCGCTTATTGCGGACGCTGCCAGAAAAAGAGGAGATTATTATTGGGCCAGAAGCCGTGGAAACTAGGCCATCGTGGCCGGCCACCGAAGCACGCTGAAGCGGCTCTAGCACGGGAGACAATCAGGAGGGCCTTGAAAACGATTGTGGATGAGTTAGGAGTATTGGGCTTGCAGGATGCGGCATTCGTGGAAGCATCGGAGACGCTGATGCAACGGGTTGGATCACATGATCCAAAGAAGCCATGACACGAGAACAGCAACGAAAGAAGATTGATCAGATGGCTGATTTGATGAAGCGAGCTATCGAGGAACGTTGTACTTGCGGCGAAGATCCTGAGGGACCGTGCAAATACTGCGCTATCATGTCCAAGGTCGATAGGCTTGATGAAGAGATATTTGGAGATGCGTAGCAAAATATTTGCAAATAAGTGTTGACAATGGAGCGGGAATCAAGGATTGTGTGAAGCATGAAAACGATAACGACGACGGAACTTCAAATTGAAACGCTACTTCCGTGGGGCGAGCCCAAGAAAATAGGGACCAAAGCAGGTGAACGTATCCTCCGCAAAGCTGAGCCCACGGAAACCTTCTGGGCGCTGTGGCGGCAGAACAAGGAAGCACTCAGAGCGGCTGGCCTTTCTGTTGGGCAGTATCAAGGTGCGTGGGAAGTGTGCTGGTGGCAACCGCTCGATCCGGTAGAAGCGCAGAAGCAGAAGGAAGCCAGAGAGACTGACCGGCGCGAGAAGGAAGCGGCGCTGGCCGGCGAGTTGGCTACGTTGACATCAGAGCAGGAAGTTCGATTGCAGCAAATCGTTTCCAAGCTGATACCCTATCAGATCCCGAGTGTGCGTCGGCAGGTCAATGCGTTGACGCGCTACGGCGGAGCGCTGGACGCGAGCGACACAGGGTGCCATGCAAAGGGCACGAAGATTCTTATGCACGACGGGACGATCAAGCTAGTAGAGAGTATCAAGGTCGGTGATCGCCTTATGGGCTGGGATGGAACCGCGCGTGAAGTTCTATCTCTTGCGCGTGGACGTGAAAAAATGGTGCGGATTGTGCCAGTCAAGGGAGAATCATTCGAGGTTAACATGTCGCATATTTTGACCTTGGTGCAAAGCAATTCACATTCGAGTCGGACGGCGAGCAAAACCAACGGTCGGATCGTAGATGTAAAGGTATCTGAATGGTTGAAGTGGAACCGCGAACAGAAGCATTTGCACAAACTCTTTCGGATGCCGGTCACTTGTTGGGGAATGTGCAACTTTGAACTCGCTCCATATTCGCTCGGCATTTTGCTTGGCGATGGCTGCATGACGACGAAAAACGCTTTGTCTTTGAGCAAGCCGGGCCGGGTCATGCTGGCAGCCGCTCAGGAAATTGCTACGCGCTTCGGTTGTTCAATCACGACGGATAAGGATGAACCTACTCATCATTTTCGCGGTGGAAGCCTTTGGTCAGAACTGGAGTCTCTCGGAATAGCGTTTTGCGATAGCGGATCGAAGCGCATCCCGCCGACTTACAAAACGGCGTGTATGAGGGACCGTTTGCAGTTGCTGGCAGGATTGATGGATACGGATGGTTCACTTACGAGCGGTGGTTATGACTATATCTCGAAATCTAAAACGCTAGCTGAAGATGTGGTGTTCGTTGCGAGGTCTGTGGGATTAGCAGCTTACGTCAAGCCGTGTCAGAAGTTCTGTCAGACAGGTGGTGGAGGAGCTTACTATCGGGTGAGCATCTCCGGCGATTGTGCGATGATTCCCTGTCGGCAAGACAACAGGAAAGCTGGCGAGCGGAAGCAAAAGAAGGATGCACTGCGGACTGGATTCGAGGTTGTCGAACTGCCTGAAAGCGAGTTTTACGGATTCAGCATCACCGGCGACGGACGGTTTCTGCTCGGTGATTTCACTGTGACTCACAATACGGGAAAAACCTACGTGAACCTTGCGACGTGCTACATTCTGAATCAGAAGCCATTCATCATTTGCCCGAAGGCAGTTATCCCGTCATGGAAGAGGGCCGCTCAACATTTTGGCATCAAGCTGGCTGGTGTTCTGAATCATGAGCGAGTCCGGGAGGGATCGGATGGCATTACTCAGGTGACGTTTGAATATGTCAAGGTGCGCAAGGGAATCCAAATGGTTGACAAGCGCGAACTGAAGTCAATGGACTGGTTGCTGCCGAAGGATACCATTCTGATTTTCGATGAGTGCCATCGGCAGAAGGATTACAAGACCCTCAATTGTCAGCTTGGGCTTCGGGCACTGGCACAGGGTTACAAGGTGCTCGGCTTATCGGCGACTGCCGCAGACAACCCGATGCAGATGAAATTCTCTGGTCTCTTGACTCAACTGTTCCGAAACGAGAAAAGTTTCTGGCCGTGGATGATGCGCAACGGAGTCCGCAAGCAGCGCTTCGGTTACGAGTTCAGTGGCGACAAAGCAATCCTGGACAGGATTCATCAGGAGATATTCCCGATCCATGGCACACGGATCAAGATTAAGGACTTGGGCGACCAGTTTCCTGAGACGCAAATCACGGCTGAAGCTTACGAAGTGAACGGGGCGACGGAAGAGATCAACCGCATCTATGCTGAAATGGATGCGCAACTGTCCCGGCTCAGCGAAAAGGAAAAAGAGGACAAGGAATGTGTGTTGACGATTCGGCTTCGTGCGCGGCAACGGACGGAGATTCTGAAAGTTCCTGCCATCGTTGAACTCGTAGAGAACGCGGTCGAAGAGGGCTTGAGTGTGGCTGTGTTCGTGAACTTCGACGACTCAGCGGATTCCCTGATGGCAAAACTCAAAACCAAATGTTGCATTCGTGGCAGCCAGCAGGGACCGAAAGGTGAAGTCGAGCGCCAGCGTTGCATCGACGATTTCAACGCTGACAAAGAGCATGTCATCGTGTGCAACATCAAGGCGGGTGGCGTGGGAGTGAGTTTGCACGGCACTCCTACAAGCCGGATGCGGATGTCGATAATCTGCGTCACGGATTCCGCACAGGATGCGAAGCAGGCTCTTGGTCGGGTGTGGCGCGCCAAGGGTGCGAAGAGCATTCAGAAATTCTTTTTTGCGGCCGGCACAATCGAAGAGTCGGACATCATGCCGAATATGCGGAGCAAGATTGACCGCATCGACACGTTGAACGATGGGGATCTGAGATTCCGAGCCGAGCGCCCGATGCCGTTGAGTGACGACGATATCCCGATGGAATACGTCAAAAGTATTTAGGTGAATGTGGAGAGGACTTCGTTTCATGTCTCAAGAGCAACTAGCACTGCGGCGGCTGGCTGAGGAATGGAGAACGAAGGCGGGTGCCGTTCGGGTCAAATATCGAGACCGAGCATTGGCTGACCCGGTTGAGAATGTTGCCCGCAGTTTCGAGCGATGTGCTGAAGATTTGGATGAATACCTGAAGACTCAGGAGAGCAGCCCAAAAATAACTTGACGGTGTGCGTAGCAGCCTGTTTCCTTGCGGCCATGAATAAAAACTTTCTGTCGGTGATTCTGGGAGCAATCGCAATCCTTGGTCTGGTGCTGCCGTCGCAGGCTCAGACCGGACCGCCTGCTTTCGGCGGCACAGTGAATCTGTTCACGAACTCCGTCACGGCTTCCGGGGGCGCTACGAACGCCGGCGCGAAAAGGGTTATCGACGTGCCGGCCAATACCGTGGCGGCGTTCAGTGTGACCCTGATAGGCACAGGTGCTGCAACCTCGAACGTTGTGGCAGGTTTTAACGCGAGCTTGAACGGTCAGGATTGGACAACGGACTTTCCTTATTCGCTGACAGTCGCGAGCAGCGGCACGGCCACAGTGCGCAAGATCGCAGTCATCGGCACGAATCTGAATGCACGGTTCATCGCGCTGGACAGAGTGACAACGGACAGCACGAACGCGGTGACAATCACGAACGTCACCTACACGTTTTTCCCACGGTAGCCGGTATCCGTTCTGTAGCAGTGTGTAGCAGTGTGTAGCAGTGTGTAGCAGTGTGTAGCAGTGTGTAGCAGTGTGTAGCAGTGTGTAGCAGTGTGTAGCAGTGTGTAGCAGTGTGCGGAAATACTGCAAATAAGTGTTGACGATTGTCGTGGATTTGGTAGAGTGATCTTGTTGATGGGCCAGTAACCCGGAGACAAAAAAACGATAATGAAAACGAAACGAATTAAATGGAGTTATCCAAGTTCACCCAATGCTAGCAGATTCGGATTTGAAGCTACTGGTTGCTGGACGCTGGAAATCGAAAGCAAGACAGGTTCACGATCAGTATCGGGTCATGCGTGGATGCGGCTGGCTACGGAAGCGTGCAAGGGGGAAGGGGCGTGCGGATGAGCGACAAAACAATCATTGCGTGGACTGAGAAGACATGGAACCCGTGGCGCGGCTGCACGAAGATCGATCCCGGATGCAAGAACTGCTACATGTTCGCGGCACAGTCGCGCTACGGGCGAGACCCTTCGGAAGTGGTCCGCACCAAAACTTGGGACGATCCACGCAAATGGCAATCGGAGGCGGTGCGAGAATCAAAGCAGACGCTGGTCTTTACCTGTTCGTGGTCGGACTGGTTTCACGTCGCTGCCGATCCGTGGAGGGATGATGCCTGGAACGTCGTCAGAGAATGTCCGAACCTCACTTTCCAAATTCTGACCAAACGGGCCGAGAGAATCTCGGCGAATCTTCCGGCGGATTGGGGCGCTGGCTATCCGAACGTCTGGCTCGGCGTGAGCATCAGCGAGAAAAGCGGTCAATGGCGGGCCGATGAACTGCGACAAATTCCGGCGCATGTGCGCTTTATCTCATACGAGCCGGCACTCGGTCCTCTGGATACTATAGACCTCTCTGGAATCGGCTGGCTGATCTACGGGGGCGAAAGCGGTCACGGCTACCGGCCAGAGGACAAGCAATGGGCGCGAGACATCTACGCTCGATGCCGCGCTGCTGGAACAAAGTTTTTCCACAAACAATCGGCAGGGCCGCGCACGGAAATGGGCATCGAACTCGACGGACAAATCGTGAGGGAATTTCCTGCATGAAACCAAAAGTCCACTGCCGCTACGACAAGCTGGAAGATGCCGAGAATCTCAAGCCGCATCCGCGCAATCCGCGCACGCACCCCGAGGAGGAAATAAAATCGCTGGCCAACATCATCAAGGAGACGGGCTGGCGGCGACCGGTGACAGTCTCCAAGCGCAGCGGCTACATCGTGCGCGGCCACGGTGCGCTAGAAGCAGCCAAAGTGCTCGGCTGCCAAGTCCCGGTCGAGATGCAGAACTTCCGCAGCGACGCCGAAGAGCACGCGCACATGATCGCGGATAACCGGCTGGCGGAACTGGCCGCGTGGAACGATGAACAACTCAGCAAGTTGCTGAGCGAACTGGATACGCAAATAAATCTCAGCGGGTTCGATCAGTCCGAACTCGATCAAATGCTCGACATTGCGGTCGTGCCCGAACCAAAAGTGAGCAAGGCGGCTTCACTGCTCAAAAAGTGGAAGGTCAAGCGGGGGCAACTGTGGGAAATCGGGGAGCATCGGTTGCTTTGTGGAGACGCACTGGATGCGGATAATTGGTCGCAACTTGGCGGCCCTTTCAACTTTTGTTTTGCTGATCCGCCTTATGATTTGTCGTTAAGCGTCACCTCCCTGAAGCCTGCGACAAAATGCGATCTTTTGTTCATGTCCACCGATAAAGTTTTGGCCAACCAAAACGCCTCGGGCTTCCGTCAGTACTTCTGTTATACGTTCAAAAGCGCCGATAGTCCGATGTGGACAACCGCGCCCTGGAGAAAACATAGTTTGATCGGTTGGTGGAACTGGCGGGAACGCAAACGGAGCTTCAAGGGCTGTAGCTCCTGGATCAACCATGAGGGACAAAATCAAGACAGCGGCCAAAATCACGAGCAGGCCAAGCCCGTAGAACTTCCAGAATTCTTCATCCGCTGGTTTTCCAGGCCAGGCGAGCGTATTGCGGATGCGTTCAGCGGGAGCGGCTCGACCATCGTGGCCGCGCATTTGGCAAAGCGGATTGCGATGTCGGTTGAAATTTCTCCTGAGTCGTGCGCGGTGATTTTGGAGCGACTGACGGAAATGGGCTTGAAACCGCGGCAACTTTTGGAGCACTGACCGCTGGATTACTGGGCCAGCGGCCAGCGGCTTGTTTAGTCCCGCCCGGTTGTCTATCACCGGGCGGGCTAAAAGCCAAAATGAACAAAGACCGAGCATTTCACGAACTGGTGATGTTGGTATGTCGGGCACGGGTCTTCGTCTGGGAGCAGGAGGAAACTCGCAACCCGGTGGAGTGTGGACGGCAACGCGCCTGGCTGGATGCCGCACATCGGCTCCTCAAGGATACTCAGAGCTTTCGTTCCATCGGTCGAACAACTGAAGCAATGGGAGCAGGAACGCCGGGTGGAGAGTGGATGGAAACCAAACTTGACTCCAAATCCAGTTGAGGGTTAGCGTCAGGAGTGAAACAAACGAAAACGAAAGGTAAAACGACAATGAGCAAAACCAAGAGAGCAACGGCAAAGAAAGAACGAGCGCCAAAGAAGATTCAATTTCATCCCTTGTGTGAGATGTTCCCCGTGATGGATGAAACAGAACTGGGCCAGTTGGCCGATGACATCAAAGCACATGGGCAACGAGAGCCGATACTTACGCTGAAGGGTCAAATCATAGATGGCCGGAATCGGTATCTTGCCTGCCAACGGGTGAATCAGAAGCCGCGATTCAAGGCGCTGAACACAAAGAACCCTGCTGAAGTTGTGGCCAGCCTGAACGTGCATCGGCGTCATCTGACGGAATCGCAACGGGCGATGATGCTTATGGAGTTGGGCGGAATATCAGCGGGCGCAGAATCACGTGATCCAAGCATCGCGCAGGCAGCAAAGATGAGCCGCACATCCACGGGGACTATCAAGCGGGCCAAGAATGTAAAAGCGAAGGCGGTAAAGAAAGTCAAGAAAGCGGTGCTGGCCGGCAAGCTGACGGTCCACGAGGCGGCGAAGATCGCGAAGCTGCCGAAGGCCAAGCAGCAGAAGATTGCGCGCGGCGGCATCAAGGCCATGAAAGCGGCATCGAAACCATTGCCGCGCGGTGGACTGGCTGCGGATGCGATTCGTCGCAAGCAGGCTGAAGCCGAGAAGGACAACGGCGAGCGCGAGACGAAACATACTTGGGAGCAATCTTCTGATCATTCGCTCCTTGAGGATGCGTTTACCACGCTGAAAAAGTCGTTCACGAAGAGGCTGGAAGAGTTGACCAATGGAGTGGACAGCGATGGCCCGTTCACGACGACACCGCAGGCAATCATGGACTGGCTGCTGAAGGTGCTTCATGACAACCAGAAAGCCGCGCTGAAAGCATGAAAGGTGTCCACTTCAAGCAGGCTAATATCGTTCTGAAAGCTCCGCAGGGCATGGAGGATGATTGTTACGATCTCCATGCTTGCCGCTACGAGGACGGTTACATCAGCAAGTGGCAAGTCTCATGGAAGGATCGGCTTCAGATTCTGCTCACCGGAACGTGCTGGCTCTGGGTGATGAGCTTCACGCATCCCCCGGTTGTGATCTGTGCTGAAGACCCGTGGCGGAATCAGAAGCGTTGGAGCAAGTGGCTGCATGCTGTAAGGCTGAAGTGGGATGCCCGATATCGAGCGAAGTATATTTCGGGTGAGGTCAAGAAGGCTTTCAGAGCATCTGGCATCGGAGCGGAGTCGTGAAAGAGAAGGCTAAGAAGACCTTTGCAACCGAGCAGGCTTCTCTTACAGACCTCAAGCCGCATCCCCGCAACTATCGCACGCATTCAGATGACCAGCTAAAGCATCTGATTCAGAGCATCAAAGAGCACGGATTTTACCGCAATGTCGTAGTTATAAAGGATGGGACGATTCTCGCTGGCCACGGCCGGTTTCTGGAAAGCAAAGCATGAAACCGAAGCCCAGCAAGCCACCACGTATCAAGAAGGGCCACAAAAAGCCGTCATTCAAGCCCAATGCCGATGAAGTCGAACGGCGCATTACAGCCGTTGAACTATTGCTGTCACGTGGCGCCCGCAAGCACGAGATTCACACAGCGATGGCGAAGGAGTTCGGAATCCATTCGAGGACGGCTGACGAATATACCGCACGCGCGCGCGCGAGGCTCATGACGCGGCTGAACAAGTCGAAAGACCAGCATCGCTGCGAGTCGCTAGCGTTCTACGAATCCATGATGCGAGCGGCGGATGCGAAGCCGGGCGACAAGATTCGTGCGTGCCAAAGAAAAGACGAATTGCTCGGACTGGACTCGCCGAAAAAGACAGTAATTAGCGGACCGGACGGCGGGCCGATTCAGACCGAAGACAAGACACTAGAGCCGCGCGTGCCAAAGAAACGGCTGCTAGCTTTGATAGGAGCGTTGGAAGATACTGTGAGCGATGGCACTGGCGGCACAATTGGCGAAACTCGGAACGGAGAATGAGCGCCGTGCTGTGCTGCGTGAACTGAGGCTGAGGCTTTGCCGCGAAGACCTGATAGAGTTCTGCAAGCGAGTTGACCCCAAGGCAGTGGAGCAATACAGGGCGGCGCATTTGCGTCAGATAGCTGACAAGCTCGAAGCTGTTGAGCGCGGCGAGATCAAGCGGCTATTTATTACGACCCCGCCGAAGCATTGGAAGAGTTCGCTTGTATCGGAGAAATTCCCAGCGTGGTATCTCAGTCAGCATCCAGACCAAAGCGTAATCCTGGCAACGCACACAATCAGTTTGTCTGAGGGGTTTAGCCGTAATGTCCGGGACATGATCATCACGAATGAGATGTATCATGAACTATTTCCGGCTGTGCGCGTGCGTGATGATGTAGCGGGCGTATCCGAATGGCTTTTGTCGGGCGGCTATCGATCCTCATGCCGCGCGGTAGGAACAGGCGGCGCGATTACGGGCAAAGGCGGGCAACTGATTATCATCGACGATCCGATATCAGATGAAAAGGTTGCGTTCAGCAGCACGCAGCGCAACGCGGTCTGGACGTGGTATCAGAATACGTTACGAGATCGACTGGAACCGAATGGAGCGATGGTGCTGGTGATGTCTCGGTGGCACAAAGACGATTTAGCAGGGCGACTATTGAAGGCTAGTGCATCAGGGCAGGGTGAGAAGTGGGAAACACTTCATCTTCCGGCAACAGATAAGGACGGCAATGCGTTGTGGCCTGAGCGGTGGCCGGTCAATGAGCTTGAAAAGATCAAAAGAGGCATCGGCACACGCGCTTGGAATGCAAAGTTTATGGGTAACCCGCGCGACGTGGACGAGATGCTTTTGGATAGCACCAAGCTGAAGATGCTTGATCTTGCCGCCGTGCCGGAACTGGTCAGCATCGTGCGCCGATGGGACTTGGCGTTCTCCGAGAAACAAGGAGCAGATTATTTGGCCGGTGCTAAGGTTGGCAAAGATGCAGTCGGCAACTTTTATATTCTGGACATCAAACGGCTTCGTGGCCGGTGGCCAAAGAACAAGCCGGAGATAGTTCGCATCGCTCAGGACGTGGATCCGCCGAATGTCATTTGCGCCATCGAATCCAACGGCACGCAGCTTGGATATTTCCAAGATATTCAAGCTGATAAACAGATGGCTAATCGCATCGTTAAAGAAGATAAACCAGAGGGCTCAAAAGAAATGCGGGCTAGCATGTGGGGTTCACGATTGGATGATGGATTGATTCATTGTGTCCGTGGACCGTGGAATGGAGAATTTTTCGATGAGTGCGACGACTTTCCGAACTCGGATCATGATGATTGTGTTGATGCAGTATCAGGTGCCTACGCAATTCTTTCCAAGGGGCGCGCCATTCTCTTGGCTTGACCACTTGACAACTTGGGGGGAACGTTGGCATATGTTGTGGTGGATGCCAAAACCTGACAAACCGGATACGCTGGCCGAAGCGATTGCGAAGCTCGCCGCGAATGTAGCGGAACAAACTGCGTGGCTTAAGAGCCATCAGAATACGGCAACACGGAAAGATTTGTTTGATGTTGAGGCACGGTTGCTCAAAGCCATTGGTCTTGGCACGGATTCAGAGACAGCTATCAAGGATGCTACGCAAGATTTGGGGGCATCGACTGACGCCCTTCAAGCCGCGGTGGACAAAAACAAATAAAACAAAGGAAAAGCATATGGCAGTAGAGACCCTGGAAAAGCTCCGCGCTGAAGTGGAGCGTAACAAAGCGGTGGACCAAAGCGCCATCGCATTGTTGAATGGTATTGTGGCGCGGATTGAAGCGGCCGTAGCAGCGGCCCTTGCGGGAGGCGCGACGTCTGCGCAGGTGGCCGAAATGAAAGCGCTGGCGACGTCGCTCGGCGAAGATACGAATGCTTTGGCCGCCGCCGTTGAAGCGAACACGCCAGCCGCATAAATCTGGTTAACCGTTTCATGTGAAAGACCCTGCTGTTGTACGGCGGGGTCTTTTTGTTGTCTGGACAGAAGCTGTTTTTATTGAGACACAACATAACCAATGTTTGAACGTCTCAAAGCCCTTGTAACCAGAAGCCGGGCTCTGGTGCGTCGCGGAGCTAAGGTCACACGCATTGAGGAGATGTTTGGAGGGTTGCTGGCGCGTGGGCTGGAGATATCCAAGTTCGCGACTTATGAAGATTACCTGAAGGTTGGCAGCAAAAAGGTATGGGCCAGCTTCAAGTCCTGTGATCTGATCGGCAAAGTATTGATGGACACGCCGTATAAGCTGATGCGTCCGGGAGGCCAAGAAGTGGAGGTTTCGGAAGTCGGCAAGCTACTGGCGAATCCGAACCCGTTCGAGACTATCGCGGAGATGTTTTACAAGTTCGTGTTTCACATCAAACTGACCGGGAATTCCTATTGGGCCAAGGACCAAGCGAACACTAACGGCGAGCGGCCTCGTGCGCTTTACACGCTGAATCCGAAACGGGTCAAGATCGTGCTAGACCCGCGTGAAGGAATCGTGGGCTATGTGTATCGTATCAATGGCGTGGACGTGCCGTATGAAGTCAATGAGGTGATTCACTTTCGTAATCCGCATCCAGACAACGATTATTATGGACTTGGAGACATTGAGGCAGCGGAGGATTTGTTTCACGAAAATATCAATCGGTCGAAATGGTCACAGCAGTTCTGGAAAAATGGTGCTTCTCCGGCCGGCATCCTGGTCTGCAAGGAGAACATTACGGACCAGGTAGCATTTGATCAAGTCAAGGCACGATGGAAAAAGGAATACGGCGGGAGTGATAACAGCGGCAAGATGGCATTTCTGACGGGGGACTGGAGCTTTCATGCATTGGGCATGACGGCGCAGGAGATGGAGAACTTGGAGGCGAGCCGGTTCAATCTTGAAAGCATATTTCAATTGCACGGCATTCCGCTGACGGTAGCAGGTCTGGACAAGGCTGCGAATCGGGATACCGGACGCCAGGATGACTTGCGGTTTAGACGCTACACGGTAAAGCCAAACATCAAGATCCTCAGCGACACGCTTCAAAGCGATTTGGTTAATGGTTTCGGCCAGAACTTGACGTTGGCATTCGAGTTGGCTGGCCTGATTGATGTTGAGAACATCACGACAAATTATGTGCCATGGTTTGATCGTGGCGTGGCATCGCCGAATGATATCCGGGAACTTCTCGGGCTGGAGCGAATCGACGATCCGCTTTTTGATCAGCACTTCATCAATGCTGGTCTCGTGCCGTTCGAGTTAGCTGGCATCGG